CTCTGGCTTCTGGTGTATGCTTTTTGCCCAGCCTTGGATGGTTTTCTTTTATCAGTTTGGCAAGATGGTCTGGCTGCTTACCCCTCATCCTTTCCGACATGGCCAGTCGTTGGGCTTCTGGCATGGGGCCGAACTTCTTTCCTTTTCTGCCCAAGGAGATCTTTTTTCGGGCTTCGGCGCTCATCCTTGCCCCATTGTGACCACCCTCCATCATATTGTAGTTAGTGGGCAATTCCGCCCACCACAGAGGAACCAAGCATCTCTCCATGAAGTTTAAGGAGACAGGGCCGTTGGCAAACGCTAGAATTTCCTTCTTAAAGCTGGATCTGCCGTATTTTTTAATTGCGGATTTCAAAGCCTTTCCGCTCCCAATATACCCATCTTCCAGATCTTGGGTGATGTGCTGGCCGATATAGGTCTTGCCGTTTACGAGATTGATTATCTCGTAGATATAATAGTAAGTTTTGTTTTCGGGATTCATCCCGCTATCAGCGGAATATAGATTTTCCGAAATTCATCAAGCTATCCACATCTTCGTCTTCTTCGCTGGCATCCGTTTCGGTAGCCTTACCAAGACTCGGAGTGGCCCCAACCAGTCCTTCTAGTTGGGTCTTAAGTTCTTTGATTTCGGCGTCCTTGGACTCGCTAACCTTCTGCAATTGGGCAGAATAATGGTTGATGGCGCTTTCAAGGAAGGGGACAACAGCAGCCCGTGCGAGGATGGCGCTTCGGTCTTCGACGCTCAAGCGATCCAGATTGGTCTCTGCGGCGTTTTTCTTGGCACTACGGATACTGCCATTCCATTCATCCTGTCCATCAATCTCCTGAAGGAAGTTGTAGCGATCTTCCAGATTTGTCCAAGTCTTGGCTGTAAACGCCTTCTGGAGCCTTTGGTCGTTCTCGATAAACTCCTGCTCAGATTGGGCCTTTCGGGCGTTTTCAGCCTCGGCAAGGGATTCGGCCTCGTTCTGGAATCGTTCATGGTATTGAGCCAGTTCATGGTATTTATCGGCCATCTTGACGATGGACAACTGCTCCATGCGCTTAAAGTCGCTAGTCAAATCTTCCAAGGAGTCGATGCGTTTACGGGCATCGGGCTCACTGATGGCTTGCCAGAGCTTAGAGAAGTCTGCGTCATTGGCTTCTGCGATGGCTTTCAAATCGCCCTGAAGGCCACTGAGTGGCTTTTTGATGGTTTCGATGTATTCGGGGCTTCGCTCAAAGTTTGCCGCCTTTAGCTCGCGATTAAGCTCTGCCATGCGGGTTTTGTAGCTCTCTAGCTCCTCCTGAAGGGTCTTGACTGTTTCGCCTTCATATTTACCCACCTTCTCTTTGGTGGCATCCAGTTCGGCCTTGAGGCGATCCCGCTCCTCGCGAGCCTTTTTCATTTCGCTTTTGATCTCTTTCCAGCTTGAGATTCCCTTCTCAGAATCGTCCCCTTCGGGCTTATCTGAGATGGGTTTATCGGCAAAGTGGGGATTTAGCGGGAGATCATCATCTGAGGTATTTTCATTTGATTTCTCTGTAGTGTTCTCCGAAGACACTTCCTTGGTAATATCTGCAACCTTCTTCTCTACCTCTTCCTTGGTTGCCTTGGCCTTGGGCTCCGCCTTAACGGGAGCTTTTTTCTCCGCCTTGGGAGCTTCCTCTTTCGGGGTTTCGGCGGCGGGCTTTGGCTCTTCTTGCTGGGTTTCGGGAGCGGGCGTCTCACTCGGAGTGGGCTCTACAGGTTCTTGATTTTTGCCGCCAAAGATTGTGCCAGCAAAGTCTGCTTCACCCGTGAGGGCTGAATTGAGGATATCGGCCATAATAGTATATTAGTTATGTTAGTTGGTTTCTTCTGAAGTTATATGAGAGAAGGGTTCTGGCAAGTCAAATTTGGGTTTATTTACCTGTCCCTGCCCCAAGGTTTCAATGAGATCCACAACCTCTTGACTGCCCTCATAAAAACCCGCGCTCTTAATGAACACTGGCGACAGATCAAAACCCTGCGCCACAGGACTACTGCTCCGCTTCGGACGAACCCGTTTGGAGATAAACTTAAGCCCCTTTTGCATATGGGGCATAGCCCAAGTTTTGCTCCACTCACGCGAATCCTGATCTGTCCAATCCATTAATAAAGTCTAACTATACTCAGATTCTAACTTTGTCTAGTATAAATATATTAAAAATTAAGCTGTTTGTGCAGCCATTGGTGGTCGGCCTGCGGGCCTTACCGTTTTCTCAAGAATAGAACTGCGGGTTTTAAGATCATTAAGAGCCATCTGCTGACGGATCGTTTCCATCTTCTGCTGATGGGTTTCTTGGTTCATCATGCGTTTTTCCTGCATTTCTGCCAACTTGAGTTGCGCTTTTTGCATTTCCATTTCCATCTTAGGATCAATCTGTCCCTGCGGCTGCTGCCCAGCCTGCATAGCCTGTTCTTGTGCTTGGCTCTGTTGGGCCATCATGCGATTGATGACCTGTTGCTCAAGCTCATCGATATAAGCAGTTAGGTTCTGGATTTGGCGCTTGAGTTCGCGAACTTCCTGCGCCCGATAGCTGTTGTTAGAGAAGAAGACTAGGTGTTCGGTTACATGGTCAGAAGCAGGACGCAAGATCTGCATTGCCTGCTCATCAGGAATCTGCTGCTGGCGATGGGCCTCAATGATTTCGGCAATCATCGGGATGTGGGCTTCGATATGCACAGCATGGTTCTGGCTATCGTGAACCATCTGCGGAATGCCCTGACGGAGGTTGCCATTCTCAAGGTTAGCGATATCAAAGTCCACCACACGGCGCGGGCCTTTGTCGGAAACAAAAAGGTTGACCTTCTGCCAGCCCACACCAGAGATACCAGCAATGACAGAACGCAGGGTGTTTTCTTTGCCTTTCTCGTCCATCAAGGAATAAAGCTCCATGAGTTGCTTACTCGCCATTTCGGTCATCACGGGGCTTCCGTCACCCATGGCGCGGAATGCTGTGACTTTAAGGAATTGGCGCATACGCTCAATGGAGACTCCTCGACGCGCACAGCGGCGGCGGAATTCAAGGGCGAGTTGTCCACCCTTATCATTAGCAGTTAGAAGAGGATTGACCGCCCTGCGGTATTGTTCGGTCAGAAGCTTGTTATACGGAGTGTAGAAGAGTTCCAGTGCTGCGGCGTTGAGCGTGGATTCTTGGCGGGCTTGCTGGACAACTTCTGTTGCAGAGCGGGCTTGGCCATCGGGAGTAGCCTGACGCGAGCGATAGCTACCAGTGTTATTTTGCAACACTTGGCTCATCAAGTTGTAAACAGGAAGACCCTGAGTAGCAATCGACGGCGGCTGAAGTTGGATTGGGGTCAGCCCGCTGGGGATGAAGGTATACGGCCCGACTTCGATATACTGGAAGTCTTGGATGGCTTCGGCGTCACCCTGCAACTGGATTAAACCAGAGGTGATGGCGGCTTGTGCCGACTGACACAGAACGCGATTGGAAATCTGGATCTGGTTATAGATCTTCTGCTTGAGCCCGCGAATTGTGTGGAAGGTGCCCTGTCCAACTCCATAGGTGAAGATAACGAAGCACTGGTTCACGTTTCCATAGCGGCTATACCGCTCATAGAGAAAGTCTGAAGAATCGCGGGAGCCAATGAGTTGGGTGAACTTGCCGTCAAATTCACGGTTGTAGCCGTAGATCAGTTGTGCGCGATGATAGGCTGACTCTCCAGCATAGAGGTCATTCTCTTTGATTTCGCGCTCAAAGTCTTCCCAGTGAGCGGTATAATTTTTCCACTGATCCCGTTTGGTCGAAGCCTTCCAAATTGCCTGTTTGACTGAGTTGATGTTCCAGCCCAGCTTTTTGGCGGCTTCGGGGTTTCGGATATAGCGGTAAAGCTCGCTCACGCTCATGGAACGTTGGACGATAGCCACTTCGATAGACTCATCTGACACTTTGGTATCGCGGGCCACTTTGAAATCTTTGAGTCCGCACGGCTCCCAGAAGATGGAACGCTCATCGGGCCACATCGCGACCCCGACCCCGTCACCCACAAATTCGCGGGAAAGAAGCTGCATGTTGTAGGCATGGTCGCTCCATTCTTTGAGCATCCAGTCAAACTCTTCAGAGATGATCTCGGAGTCCTCGTTGGAATCTCCTTCGTAGGAGTCCATGATGACGTTGGCAATGCGCGGCACCCCGTTCTGGAGTTCGATATACGGGGCCAAGGCGGCTTCCATAATGGCATTGGCTTCCCCGAAGTTGGCGTTGACCACATGGGTTAGCCCCTTGCTCTTTAATTCTTCGGCATCGTAGGGGGCTTCGCCATTGACTAGGGCTTGCGCCCGCGCACGAAGATACGCCGCATCCTCATCTTGTTCGATATACTTATTGGCGATGGCCACAAGGCTATCAGATGATTTGATCCTTTTTTTCGGGGGACTACCACTCTCTGGTAGATTTTCCAGTTCTGCGTTACCTGTTGCCATTAAAGTAATAATTTTAGATTAGATGTTTTGTTAAGTCAATCAAGTAGAAGTAAGCGGAGTCCAAGCGTCTCCAGCCCGAACATATAGCGTTGTATCTGCTGTTGCTCCAGTTCTTAGATAAATCGATCCGTTGGGTGCAGAAATCGACGGAGCATCTGTTCCAGTTAAAATTCGGGCCGATGGGTTATCTATGGTTCCACCAATATTAAGCGAGTTATTTGCCCACCAATCTCCAGTATTGGCCGTGGCAACACGAAGGCCAGCCTGATATCTACCCTGTTTGTCTCTGATTGTTAGTGCCCTGCGAGATCCAGACTCTCCAAGATCTTGAGGCATTTGTATGTAATGCTCGCCATCATCTATCCCATGGAGAAAAAATATTTTACACACTTGAAGTTTGACTCCAGAGCCACTTAATCCTCCACTATCCAAAACTGTTGTTGTAAAAGTATTGGTAGTAACAGATTTAATAATCATTGCTCCTGTATAATATCCATTTCCTGATGTGGTATTAGGATTGAGCCTGTCTGCACTGTTAAAACCAGATGGATAGCGCACAATAACAACATCTCCCGCTTGAAGACCGTGTGCTGCTGGAGTTGTTCCATCCGAAGCATAGTATGTAAATGTTGCGGTTGTTCCAGATCTTGAATAACTTGATGTATTTTCTAAAATACCAGATCCTTGATCTCCATAGATTCCGTATTTGTCTCCATCATTCTGACTTCCTCTTGTTAAAAATTTTGTTCCAAATGCATTTGGAAAATTTGTGTCATCATACCAGCTTAAAATGGTTTCTCCTCCAATGGACACATCATCTTCAAAATCATCTATTTTTCTTCGTTTATATGTAAAATCTGTATCTCCATTTATCACATATGTGCATTTATAAAATTGATTGCGATATCCTAGCTGTTTTGTGCCAAAAAGTTTTACTCTCGGAAATTCAGCATCTCTAAATGCCGAAATAAATGGATGAGTATCTCCATAGGCATCATTTCCAAATATTCCATAATCAATATTAAATGATCCATTAATAACTGTTAAATGTGATGGGCCTGAAGCAGCCCAACTTCCAAATTCAATTGCTGAACGATTAGATGTGGCAAACGGATACGGCGCTCCACTGACAACCGCGCTTACTGATGTTGGTAATCTTTGTCCCTCAACCTTACAATTAATCATGGTTGTGTGGGCATGAACTAAATATCCAGTTCTTAAAAAAACATTATTTCCATCGCCAGATGGTTGAATTAGCGTGTTTACACCAGCATCCATCCAAAATGCAATATCAGAGGTATTTGACATTGTATTTTCTATCAATGGGGCTGGAGTTCCCTTACAAACAAATATTCCAGCACCAGTAAATCCTCCCAGATTGCAATTTCTTATATATGCATCCTCTCCTCCATTTATCATTATTCCATTATTTGCTGGAAGACCAATAAGCAAATTTTGATTTGTAAATGTTGTTGTTAAATTTGGAGTAATATTAATTGTGTTTCCACTTCTACTTACATAAGTATAAACAGTATCATGTCCAGTAAATTTAAATTTTGAATCTGGATGAAAAAGATGAAATCCAGATAATGTAAAACTGTTTTCTCCAGAATTTCCAGAACCAGTTACATTAAATGTTGTTGAAGGACCGCTTTGCATGAGCGGTAGCCTGTAAAAAGAAAGCTGCTGTGTTTGTGTAGTGTTGTTATAACCTTCGCCAGATCCATAAGCTCCTATTTTTAAACCTTCTATTTTTAGATCGTGATCAAATCCAGCAAATGCTTGAAATGGTATATTATCATTGCATTGCGTTCTATTAAGCCAAACAAAACTACTTTCAATTAAATTGAATTGCCCGCTAGAACCATTGATTGGATAAATCCGAACTCCGCTTGCTCCAACAAGATGTGTCGCTGGACCTACAATTATTGGTCGGCTTACTCGGTAGTTTCCTTTGGGGAAAAAAACAGGATTTCCGCCACCAACAAAAAATAATTTTGGAAAAACTTTGTTTACATAAAGAACACAATCAACATCACCTGTTGTTAATGTTGTTTCAGTATTTGCTGGAGCATTAAGTGATCCAGCATTTTGACCATATATTGGATGATTTGAAGCGGCACAAATAGCTCTTTGAATTGCAAGCCAACTATCATTTATTCCTGTAGGATCAGCCCCAAAATCCAAAACATTGACTACATCTCTAAATCTTTCTTGAAGGCTTCTCGCCGTATTGGAGTTTGTAGAAGTGACCACCGACCCCGCACCCAACTGAGATATACGGCTATCATCTCCTTCCGCATAGGTTCCTGCGGTGGTGCCAGCTACTAATGGTAATGGGTAATATGCAGAGAGGGAGGCCATTTCTATTTAGTATATCTGGATTCGGGGTTGGAGGCGACTATTATGTTTCGGGATTCGGGCTGGCTAAGTCCCCCACCGCCTCTGCGCTAACCTGTTCAAGCAACTGTCTCTCAATCGACTGCATGATTGGCAAAATAACAACTGCCGCATTGGCACCACCTTGACGGATAGCGGCGTCCAAAGCCTGTTGCACCACCTTGGCTTCGGTTGCGGCGAGGCTTACGCTCTTCATTGCAGGGTCACGGTTCCGTCAGTGTTGACAACCATCGGACGCAAGCCGTTGATTTCCTCTGGCTCCAGAAAGTCGGAGGCAGTCTTTCCTGCCAGCTTTGCGACTTCATTAATGTGGCGCACGGATTCGGTGGCCGAGCCGTGCAAGAGGTGGGCGTTGGCGCCCATCGCCGCCAAAATTTCTTCTGGCGTGGCGTCATTGTTTTGCCAGAAGTCGCTCCACATTCCCTTGTGCGCTTGGACGCGGGATTCGATCTGGCTGTTGATTTTGCCGAGCAGATCAAGCGCGATACGCTGCGCTGCGGGCGGTTGGGTTGTTGGTAGTGTAATTAGGCTCATAGTTGTTTAGTCGGCTTGTCCTGCGAGGTAGAACACGCAGATTTCGATGGCTCCTGCGGTGAAGTTTGATCCATTGGCAGTCAGCGTGACGTTGCCGCCTGCGGTGAAGCATTCGATGGTTCCAGCCGTCCAGTTCGCGTTGTCGCTGGTCGTTCCGATGGCGGTTCCCGTAATGTCGCCCCAGCGGTCGGCGTCCGTGCCGTCTCCGATGGTGTAGCCTGTCGCGCCTGTAAGGGTGGTGCCGACTCGCGTGGTCACACCGACCACTACCGCGCCGTCAGGGATGAATGTGCCCGTGGTGGTGACCGATGCGCCAGATAGAGCGGAGAGCGTTTGCTTCACGCTCTTGACAGTCATGCGCTGGTAGTTGGTAGAGCTTGTGAAGGTTCCATAAATTCTATGCTCTTGTGCATTTATTCCATTGATTTGAGCGACCGTGTTTGCGGCATCCCTAAACCACCTAGTATCTGAATGACCAGTAGTTATGCTTGTAGAAAAGCCAATATAATTTGTCGATGTGGTCTGAATACCTGTTGCATGAATGCCAAAACGTGCGACGTTTTGAGAGTAAAAAAACAGATCACCTTGTCCAAAACCATTAATGCTTGTCTGTATAGAGGCTCCGCTTTGATTGCCTAACAAAAAATCGCTATTGCCTGTGTTCAAAGAGATCCCGCCATTTTTTGTCACTCTAAAACGATTTGTCCCCCCAACTTGGAGAGCTAATAGCGAGCTTGACGCATTGCTCGCCGTATCCGTGATGTTCAGCAGAATAGCTGTGGGCGTTCCTGTTGTGTTCCAAGTTCCCGCAAGATTAATGACGCTCTGCGCGTTGGTGCCTGTCAGTGAATAGCCCGTGACGGCATAGGCTGCGGTGTTGGCGGCGGGTGCGCCTGTGAGGGAGGTAAATGCGCCTGTGTTTGGGGCGGTGCTTCCGATGGCGGTCGGAGAAGCAAGATCGGGCGCGGGTGCCGCCGCCCACTTCACGCCCAGCGTCTCCGTCGAGTCCACCGTCAGCACATGGCCGTTCGTGCCGCCCACAGGGAGCCGCGCCACGGTGTCGGCTGCGCTGGCGACGATGAGGTCGCCTTTGGCGTCCACGATGGTTGCAGGGACGCCCGCGCTGACGGTGGAAGAAAGCTCCCCTGCCGAGAGCGAAAGGCCCGATCCGATTTGGATTTCCTCGACGGCACCTGTGCTGGCGGTCGTGCGGCCTAAAATTCTTGCGGTGGCTTGCGTTAGGCCGCTGCTTGTGATGGAGCCAGAGGCGGCTGCGCCTGTAACGTCTGCGACAACGTGGGTGTGGTTGCCTGCGGCGACCTGTGTGCTGCCTGTGCCGACAGGGAGGCGGGCGACATCAACCGTGCCGCTAAATATCGCTTCGGCGGCAAAGCGGCTGACGCCGCGATCCTCATACCAAGAAGAGCCATCGCTGCTGGCGGCAATAAATGTGGCGCGATCAGCGGGGCGCAGATTGTCTGTGAAAAAGCCAGAAGAGATCGACCCGCGCATGGGCGTCAGCGTCTGCCCTGTAGAGGAAACAAATTCAATGATGACCACATCTCCCGCCATGACGCCTGTAGTTGGCAGCAAGATTCGCAGACCAGATGTGGCTGTGTTGACCGTATAAAATTTGGCGCGGGCGGCGGTCAGCGTGACGTTGGCTGTGACCGTGCCGAGGTCTTCGGTGACGAAAATCGACTGCGCGCCAATATCACTCGGAGCCAGCGCATCCGTGCCGCCAGTGGCGTGGGAGGCTTTGTGCGCGAGGGTG